ACGGGTCTGACAAATCCAATTGACTATCAAGCAGACTTGATTGTTGATCAATTGGACCGCGACGAATCTGTGATTAAGCGATATACTTTCCGTGGGGCATTCCCTACTGAAGTAGGTTCAATCGCCCTTGACTATGACGTTCGTGATCAGATCGAAACGTTTGATGTTACATTTGCCTATCAGTATTGGGAAAGCAACACAACGTCCTAAGGGCGTACTAAATACTAGGGAGCCTTCGGGCTCCCTAGTTTAATTTTTAGGAATAATTATGGCAGATTACGATAACGGTTTAAAGCTTTTTGGATTTGAAATTCGAAGAGCTAAGAAAGCTGAAAAAGAACAGCAGAAACTTCAGTCTGTTGTTCCGCCAACTGATAACGACGGAGCAGGATATGTCACTGCTACGGCGGGTCACTTTGGGCAATATATTAACATGGAAGGAGATGAGTCAAAAGATAATCATCATCTTATTCTGCGTTATCGTGGTGTTGCTATGCATCCCGAAGTTGACATGGCAATTGACGAAATTGTTAATGAGACGATTTCGGCTTCTGAACTACAGTCATCTGTAGAAATTTCTTTGGACGATATTGAAGCCGGAGAAAAAATCAAAGAGCAGATTCGTGAAGAATTTGAAAACATTGTGGGTATGCTTCGCTTCAACGAAGTTGGTCATGAAATTTTTCGTTCTTGGTACGTCGACGGAAGAATCTATCACCATTTGCTTGTAAACGAATCAAATCCCAAAGCAGGTATTCAAGAAATTCGTAATATTGATTCTGTTAAGATTCGTAAAGTTCGCGAAGTTAAATATAAGAAAGATCCACAGACTGCTGTAAAAATTGTAGACAAAGTTGAAGAATACTACATATATGAAGACAAGCCGGGTCAGACACAGACGGGTGTTAAACTGTCTAATGATTCGATCAGTTATGTAACTAGTGGTCTATTAGATGAGACAAAAAAGAAAGTTGTCTCGCACTTACACAAAGCACTAAAGCCTATCAATCAGCTACGCATGATGGAAGACAGTCTTGTCATCTATCGTCTCGCACGTGCGCCCGAGCGTCGAATTTTTTATATCGATGTGGGTAACTTGCCGCGCGGTAAAGCTGAGCAGTACATGCAAGATATCATGACCAAGTATCGTAACAAGTTGGTCTATGATGCAAGCACTGGGCAAATTAAAGACGACCGTAAGCATATGTCCATGCTTGAAGACTTCTGGCTCCCTCGACGCGAGAACGGGCGAGGTACAGAGATTTCTACACTGCCCGGCGGTGAGAATCTTGGGCAAATTGACGATATCATTTATTTCCAAAAAAGATTATATCGTTCTTTAAATGTGCCTGTCAATAGACTAGAGCAAGAAGCACAGTTTTCTCTTGGTCGTTCTACAGAAATTTCACGCGACGAAGTTAAGTTTCAAAAATTTGTTGATAGACTTCGCCGTAGATTCTCTTGGGTTTTCTTGGGTATTCTCAAGAAGCAGTTGATTATCAAAGGCATTATTACCGAAGAAGATTGGGAAGAGTGGAAAGATAATATCTACGTTGACTTTGTGAAGGACAATCACTTCACTGAGTTGAAAGAAATGGAAATTCTTCGTGAGCGCATTGGCATCATGAATGAAATTACACAGTACGTTGGCGAATACTACTCAAAAGAGTGGGTCATGCGTAACGTATTGAGAATGTCTGACGAAGACATTGATAACATGAAGAAAGAAATCGATAAAGAAATTAAATCTGGTGAAATTGAAGATAAGGATGAAGAAGAACAAGCGCCTGCGCCTCCACCAGAGCCGAAGCCTGTTCCCGTAAAAGTTGTGCCTGATACTAAAAATGAGGAGTAAGATTATGGCAGAAGACACATTGATTGACGAATTGCAAGCAGAACCTATTCAAACGGATTCTAAGCCTATCGAAGACTTGCTGAAAGCAATTCAAGATCATAACTTTACGCAAGCTGAGCGCCACTTCAACGATATTGTTGGTGATCGTTTGCAAGACACTCTTGATCAAGCAAAGGTTAGAATTGCTTCTGCAATGTATAACGAACCTGAGCCTGAAGAAGACGAAGAAGAAGACTTGCCAGAGTACGAAGAAGACGACGAAGACGAAGACGACGACGAAGACCTCGTCGCTCCAGTTTAAAATTATTTTTTTTATAAATAAATATTAGCCAAAATGATTGTAGATGACACTGTAAGAAAATTATTGGAAAAAGGCGCTAACGCGCATTTGTACGAAGTGATGGGTAATAAGGGCAGATATTTGATGCCCGATAACTTCAGTACAGTCCAATATATGAACACACATGGCCATGTCAATCTTGTTAAGTTTAAGGAGCTTGTAGTTAAGGCGTTCTTAAAGATTGATAAAAATGCGGCGTATCTGAATATGGGTACTGCTGTAGGTCATTTGGAGCTAGCGAACAGATTAATGGGAAGCCCTATTCATATTAGTTCAGTTGAATGGGATGATCAATACGACTGTTGTGAAAAGCTCAGGGAAGTGTTCGAAGTACCGGTTCATTACAGATGCAATGACGTTTTGAAAGATGATTTTGAAATTAGAGATATCAGAACGTATTTTGATTATGTTATTTTAGAAAGATTTTTTCCAGTGTATCGTAGTGATACACATGAAAGAACAGAAGAGGTATTAAGAAAGTTTATACCTTATGCTAAAAGAGCATTAATTGTTGAGTCAGATGGCAACTGGACGAAAGAACAGTGGAACTGGCTCAGCAATAACTCTGAAAGAAGAGTCAAGATTTCAAACGAATGGAACTGCTTTGTAGTTAAATTGGAAAATTTTAAATGAAGACATTTAAGAACATTCGCGAAGCGAAAGGCAAGATGCCTCCAGGGGAGCATGTCTTCAATCAAAAAGTGAATCGTCATTCTGTGATGATTCACAAAGATAATAAAGGGTTCACTGTCTACATTGACGGTGACAAACTAGACACTTATCGTTCTCAGAAAGAAGCAGAGAAGATGGGTGTAGCTTTTGCAAAGGAAATGTAGATGAAACTTATTGCCGAATATATCGATAACGAATTGCAAGTTATCACTGAAGCAAAGAGCAACGGTGACAAGTCCTACGTGATTGAAGGCATCTTTGCACAAGCAGAACAAAAGAATCGTAACGGTCGTATCTATCCTCGCCAAATCATGGAGCGAGCAGTAGAAAAATATTCGACCGAACAAGTTGCTAAGAAGCGTTCTGTGGGGGAGTTGAATCACCCCGAAGGACCGACTATCAACTTGGATAAAGTTTCTCACCTTATCACTGACCTTCGATGGGAAGGCAATGATGTGGTTGGAAAGGCACAAATATTGGATACTCCGATGGGCAAGATCGTTAAGGGCTTGCTAGATGGCGGTGTTCAGCTAGGTGTGTCAACTCGTGGCATGGGTAGTCTTGAGCAAAGAAATGGCACAATGTATGTACGTGACGACTTTATTTTGAATACTGTCGATATCGTACAGGATCCTTCCGCACCAGCGGCTTTTGTAAATGGTATCATGGAAGGCGTTGAGTGGATTTGGAACAACGGTGTCATTCAAGCGCAAGAAATTGAAAAAATGGAGACTGAAATTAAAGCCGCTCCGAAAAAGCATCTCTACGAGACGCAAGTTCGCGAGTACAAAAATTTCCTCTCGTTGCTCAAATCAAACTTTAAGGAGTAAAACATATGTCTAATCTAGACCAAAATGTTGAGCTTCCTGTCGATGAGGACAACCAAATCGAGGAAGCGAGTGCTCAGAAGATGCCTGTAGGTACTGAGGCAGATTCTATTGCGTCTGTGGATAAGACGGATACTACTAAGAAAGCTCCCGCCCGCAAAGGCGATAGCACTAAGCAGGATCCGATGCCAAAGACCAAAGCAGGAATGCTTAACGCAATGTACAGCAAGATGGCTGGTATGAAAAAAGACCAACTTCATGCAATGTACAGCAAGATGGAAGGTTTTGAAGTAGACGAAGACGGTGAAGCAGTTGAACTGCCCGAGTTTTCTTATACTGACGAACTTGACGCGCTTGTGGAAAGCGAAGCAACATTGTCGGATGAGTTCAAAGCGAAAACTGCTGTGATCTTTGAAACTGCTATTCGTTCTAAGCTTGCTGAAGAAATTGAGCGCTTGGAAGATGAGTATCAAACCCGTCTTGACGAAGAACTGGATGCTACGCGTACAGACCTCGTTGAGAAAGTTGATAGCTACCTCAACTACGTTGTTGAGAACTGGATGCAGGAAAACAAGCTCGCTGTTGAAGCTGGGCTTCGCACTGAAATCGCTGAAGATTTCATGGGCAAACTGAAAGACTTGTTCGTTGAGTCTTACATTGACGTTCCTGAATCCAAAGTTGACCTAGTTGATGAGTTGGCCGAACAAGTTGAAGAGCTTGAGCAGAAGCTCAACGCACAAACGGCTAACGTTATTGAAATGTCTGAGCAGGTTGAAATGTATCAGCGTGAGGCTGTAATTCGTGAAGCCGCACGTGATCTCGCCGAAACTCAGGTTGAAAAACTTAAGTCTCTCGTAAGTTCACTTGACTTTGAAGACGAAGATTCCTTCGCACAAAAAGTTAAGACTGTGAAAGAGTCCTACTTCAAGAAAACGACTGTTTCTACCGAAGAAGAACTGATCGAAGACTGGGATACTGACCAGACGCGCCAAGTTTCTAGCGTGATGGACATGTATCTTAACGCCATCAAAAAAACTAATAAGTAAGGAGTACTGCAATGACTGTACAAGTGTCTTATGACAAACTGATTGAGAAATGGTCTCCCATTCTCGAAGAATCTTCTGCTGGTGAAATCAAAGATTATCACCGTAAAGCTGTAACGGCGGCTGTTCTTGAGAACCAAGAAAATGCTTTCCGTGAAGAAGCTGGTATGCTCGCAGAAGCACCGACTAACACTAACTTCACTGCTACTGGTGCCGCGGCTGGCGTAACTGGCGCAAACTGGAACCCCGTTCTGATTGCTCTCGTTCGTCGTGCTATGCCTAACCTGATGGCATACGACCTCGCAGGCGTTCAGCCTATGACTGGTCCTACTGGCTTGATCTTCGCTATGAAGTCTCGCTACAAGACTACTCGTGGTGGCGCAACTGATGGTCGTGAAGCTCTGTTCCAAGAAGCTCAAACCCCGTTCTCTGGCGACTCTTCGATTTCTCAAGACTCGGCAGACAAAGCTGGCAACAAAGGTCCTTCTGGTCTTGCTGGCGTTTCTGACACCGACGGTGACTCTTCTATCGTTGACTCTGGCTCGACTTACGTGCCTGGAGTTGGCGGTGGTATGCCTACCGCTGATGCTGAAGCACTCGGTTCGACCGGTTCTGCATTCGCAGAAATGGGCTTCACCATTGAGAAGGCTACTGTTACTGCTAAGAGCCGCGCTCTGAAAGCAGAATACAGCCTTGAACTTGCTCAGGACCTGAAAGCAATCCACGGTCTTGACGCAGAGACAGAACTTGCGAACATTCTCAGCACTGAAATTCTTGCTGAAATCAACCGCGAGATTATCCGTACGATCAACGCTCAAGCCAAGATTGGTTGCCGTCAAGCTGGTCTCCAGACTGCTGGTATCTTCGATCTTAGCACTGACGCTGACGGTCGTTGGTCTGTTGAGAAGTTCAAGGGTCTGTTGGTTCAACTTGAGCGTGAAGCAAACGTAATCGCTAAAGAAACTCGTCGCGGCAAGGGCAACATCGTTGTGTGTTCGTCTGACGTTGCTACGGCTCTTGTTGCGGCTGGTATGCTCGACTACGCTCCTGCTCTTAGCACGAGCCTTCAGGTTGACGACACTGGCAACACCTTCGCAGGTGTATTGAACGGTCGTACTCGCGTCTATATCGATACGTATGCAACTTCTGACTACGTGACGGTTGGCTACAAGGGTACTAACCCCTACGACGCTGGTGTGTTCTACTGCCCCTACGTGCCTCTGCAAATGGTACGTGCGGTTGGTGAGAATGACTTCCAGCCTCGCATCGGGTTCAAGACTCGCTACGGTATGGCTTCCAACCCCTTCGTTGGTGCTACTCCCGCAGACGGGCTTGCTACGAACCGTACGAACCAGTACTACAGAATCTTCCGCGTGGACAACATCCTCGCCTAAGCATTCTAAAAAGAGCGAGGTTCACTCGCCACTTTCAAAGCGCCCTTCGGGGCGCTTTTTTTATGCGTATAAATATAGATAACATTTTCTTTCAGGTATTTCAAAATGGCTGACTTTACTTGCGATCCAAGTTATCTTGCTCCAACAGGTTTTAAGGTAGCGCTTGATCGAAAGAACTATCCCAACATTCAGTTCTTTGCACAACAAGTGCAACATCCTGCTATGGACATTAATGCAACTGAACAATCTTATCGTAGAATTGGTGCTGTTATTACACCTGGTGATACGCTGGGTTTTGGTACGCTTTCGATGGACGTTCTCATGGACGAAAACATGAATGTCTATCAAGAAATCTATGACTGGATGCACAGACTAGTCGAAGATAAAACAAAAGAAAACACAGGTAGAATGTTTAGTGGTGATGATGAACTTTCGTCTTATTGTGACGTGCGCGTATCTGTACTGACAAGTCACAACAACATTTCAAGAACGTTCAAGTATGTAAATGCATTACCGACAACCCTTGGCGATATTACGTTTGCATCGACACAAGAAGGGCAATATATCACGTTCCCAGTTTCTTTTCGATTTGATTACTTTGAGTTTGTGTGATATAATATAAAGTCTTTAATTACATTATGAGGTAAGAATGAATCTGCAAAAAATTTTAGAGGGTTGGAAGATCGACTCACACATTGAGTTTAACAAACTGGATGTGTCTTCGCAAGAGACTCCTAAATTACACGCTAAATATCTAGAGATGTACAGTACAGCCAAGCTGAAACTCAAAGATGCTGAGTTTAAACAGAAACTTTTATTGAAAGATAAATGGTTGTACTACAACGGCAAGATGCCTGTTGAAACTGTGATTGAAAAAGGTTGGAATCCCGACCCTTTTGATGGTCTTAAAATTCTCAAGGGTGAAATGGATCATTACTATAATAGCGATCCCGAGATTATGGCAAGTGAAGCTCAGATTGCTTATTTAAAAGAAACCGTAGATACCTTGAAAGAAATTTTAGATCATATCAAATGGCGACACTCGACTATCAAAAATATGCTAGATTGGAAAAAGTTTGAGGCTGGTTTTTAGTGCGCACACTACTAATGAGCGATGTTCATATCGGCTTTAAATTCTCAAGAGCAAAGGATGCTGTTGATGTATTAGAGAATGAGAAGTTCGATAGACTGATACTCGTTGGTGATATATTCGATATTGAAAACATGATGAAACGCCCATACTGGGACGAACATCACACAGAGTTTCTTAAAAAGATTCTCAAGCTTGCAAAGAAGATGGATGTGATCTATGTAATAGGTAATCATGACTATCCATTATACTATCTTCAAGAGTACACTGACAAATTGGCTAAGATTCATCTATGTCGTGAGTTCGAATACGAATCTGGTGGTAAAAAGATAACTTGTGTTCACGGTGATCAGTTCGATTCTGTGTCACATAAATTACAGTCGATAGGTGATTTCTTTTATAATTTACTTCTGCATCTCAACACATTTGTGGCTAGAATTCAAAAACTGTTTGGTATGAAATACTGGTCGCTGAGTAAATGGTGTAAAGATAAAGTTAAGAGTACTATCAACAAAGCCTTCTCAATCGATGATAAACTCAGGCATCTAAATAACAGCGATGTTGTGGTGTATGGGCACACTCACATGCCTTATGTCACTGATGATTTGGTTAATACGGGTACGTTTGTTGAAATAGCAACGTATGTGATTGAAAAAAACGGCGTGTTCACGCTGAAGGATTTAGACGAATGTTAAAGGATTTGGTGACTATTGTTGTCCCATGTAAAAACGAAGAAGACTATATTCAACACTTGCTTTATGGTTTATCACAACAGATTGGTACCCACGGCATTCGTATTATCATCGCAGACAAGTCAGACGATGATACAAGGTCTGTCATACATCATTATGGCACTCAATACAAGTTAAACTATGAGATTGTAGAAGGCGGTCCAGTATCCGAAGCGAAGAACAATGGTGCGAAACTAGTAACAACACCTTACGTTCTGTTCATTGATGCTGATGTTCGATTCTTCTCAAACAGAGTCATATTCGATACTGTAACACAGTTACAGAAAGAAGAC